GTACCAACAAGGCGACGCTCGAGGACTCACTCTCCCAGGTCCACATCGGCGGACGCCTCTCTGAGGACGTCGAGTTTTCGGAGAAGACTTACCGCCTCGACACACAAGCCCAGGTCTCGGCCCTCGGGGACGTGATCGACAATGCGCTTGCTCCCAAGAACATCGATGCGCTCTGCACGACGGTGCGCGCGGCGAACGAGGCAAAGGTCGAGTGGCGCCAGTTCTCTTCGAACCTCGGCAAGAAGCTTCTGAAGGAAGAGCTGAAGAGCGCGCGTGACGCGTTCGAGTCCGACGACGTGATCAACCTGCCCGCCGGCAAGAGCGTGTGGCGCATGAGCAACGCGATTTCCTGGATCGCGGGCAAGGTTGAAGACGCCGATCGCAAGCTGGAACTCCAGCGCATGGCGGGGGATATCATCCTGGACGCGAAAGCGGCCTAACCGGCTTCCCCGGCTCCGGATGGCGATGCGCGCGTTCCTGTTCCTTCCGCGCGCATCCGCCTCGGTCTCCGGAGCCGGGGAACTTTTTTCAACTCAGTTTTTTTTTTCACGAAAGAGAGGCTGCGGCCATGAACAAAGTGAATGTATTGATCAAGCGCGTCAGATCTCGCGCTGAGAACATCGCTGGTGGGACGTACGAACTAGGTTGTGATCTGCGTGCACTTAGGCGCGCCTGTTTTGAGTCCAAGCCTCGACAAGTCTTTCAGATCGTCGTTAGGCAACAATGTGGAATGTCTTACAATTGGGCTCGTTGTTTGATCGAGACATCTACGCACTTCACGAAGGATGAAGTGCGTCGTTTTGGATGGTCAAAGCTGCACTTTCTTTTCATGGCACAGCGTAGGAGGGGAGACATTGGAAAGCGAGTTCGGGCTGCGTTGGAAGGCGGGCTCTCTTCACTTCATATCTCTCGCATGATGCGTGAGGATCTGGAGGAAAACCGAGCACGCGAATTGGTAGCAACAATGGGACGTCCGCGACGTCCGCCTTCTTACGAGAGTGTTTATCGACAAGCTTGCTTGATGATTCGTGAGGACAGAACGCGCTTATTCAAGGCTCTGAAGCGGTTGGACGAACACAACGTCGACCTTCAGAAAGTCTCAGTTGCAATTCGAAGGGCCGCGTGAGGATCTCGTGATCTTCAACGAAGCGATTGCGCTACTGCACGACGGACGCCTCGACTTCACGGCGTTCTATCGCGAGACCCTTCCGTCTTGGGAACGGCTCGCGCGTTACCTCCTACGGCGTTGGAAAGCGCCCGCCTGGGTCGAGCTGGACGAAGTCGTTCAGGATCTCGTTCTCGGCGCCTGGGAGTCGGTCTGGTGTTACAGTGAGCCTCTTGCGAACGGTCGACCTCTTCACGACTTCGTCCAATGGAACGCCGTGGACAAGGCGAAGAAGAAGCTTCACAAGATGCGCGGCGCGAAACTCAGTGGCAACGCGGATTCCAATCCGAGTCACTACGAAACTCCCCTGTCCTCGTTCGAGGCGACGAGCGAATGGCTCGACGGCCTTCTTCAGCACGGGGCGGAGCAACACGACATCGCGGAACGAAAACAGCGCATCGAGCGCGCATGCCGGACGGAAGCCGAGCGACGTGCAATTCGCGCGCTCTCCGAGACTGGCGACATCATCCAAGGAGCAATCCTGCTCTTTGGGGACGACGAGGCGAGACAGCTCTGCGGATTGCAGACACCTCGAGACGCCGGACGATTCGTCGCAAGCACTGCGTTTGCCGTGGCGCAGCGATTGAACAGACAAGAAGCGGCGTGACACGGCATCCCATACACGAGAGGCGCACAATGACTACGACGGAGACGAGGAAGACAGGACGAGTCAACGCAATCACGGGAATCATGGTCGAGTTCGTCGATCGTGGCATCGTGACGGCTTCACTCGAAGAGCGAGAGGAAGAGGTCGACAAGGATTCGACCACGGAGCAACTCGCCGTCCAGCTGTGGACGTGTTTCGAGTCCATTCCCTTGCACGACAAGGCGGGACAGCCTCTCAAGATCCGCTGCATGCGATGCAAGGGCATCGGACTACAAGAGCAAGAGACGTGTCCTTACTGCGGGCACGACGAGGGAGAAGACATCACCGAGGCCGCTCCCGCGGCTCCGGCGGCAACGACAATGGAGGCGCACATGAAGACGGCAGAGGCGACGGAGACCAAGAGCAAGAAGAGCAAGAAGGCCAACGGCGCGACCAATGGCGCGATCGTGACGGACGACACCAAGCCGGCGAGCGAGCTTCAGACCGAAGCTCAGCTCAACGAGGCGGTGAAGCACGTTCAGGATCTCAAGGGTGACGCAGCGCAGAGCGCGCACGCGCTCGGAGCGGCCATTCAGGACATCTACCAGCGCGGCCTTTGGAAGCTGCGCCTGGAGACGACGGACAAGGGCAAGGTCAAGCCGCGGTGGGCGTCGTTCGAAGCCTTCTGCAACTCAGAGCTGACCATGTCTCCGACCAACGCGCGCACACTGATGGACGTGTCGCAGAACTACACGGCCGACCAAGTTCGCCTCTGGGGAACGACAAAGCTCGGGCTCGTCCTCTCGGCTCCCCCCGAGGATCGTCCGCGTCTGCAGGCGAAGATCGAGGGTGGTGCAGCGACGAGCGAGGTCCGGGAAGAGGTCAAGCGCGTGAAGCGCAAGAAGGGGTACTCAGCTCCCTCGCGCGCGGGCAACAAGCGCGGCGGCAAGGCGGGACAGAAGGGCAAGAGCGTCAAACAGATCACAGTGGCGAGCATTCTCGGCACGCAGACGGTCAAGCTCTATGCGAAGCCCGAGTCGCTCAAGAACCTCGATTGGTCGACGCTGAAGCGCGCCAACAAGATCAATCAGCTCCCGATGGGCAAGCTCGAGTTGGCCAACGACGTGTCGATGCTCTTCTCCGTTCAGGAGAGCGCGTCCGGCGAGTGGCAGCTCAAGGTGGTCACGCAGCGCGACGAAGGTTGATCGAAAGTCGACTTTCGATCGCATGCCTGTCGAGAGTGTTGTCTCCGCGTACCTGACCGGGGACTCGACGATTACTCTACTGTCGCGAGACAGCGGGGGACGGCGAGTCGTCCGGCAGGTTCCAGCGGAGTGGGTGGCCTACTTCAAGTCGAGTGATCTCGACGAGAAGATCACGCGCGACCTTCGTACGAGCGTCTACGTCCGAAGCTTGCGCGTCGAGGGAGACTGGACTCGCGTCGGCTTCGTCAATCGTATTGCGCGTGACGACTTCTGTTCAGACCGACGGAGCTTCGTCTCCCAGCTCGGGATCGCTACGTACGAAGCGGACGTCTCTCCGATTGTCCGCTACATGGTCGATACCAACGCGCCGATAGCCAAGCCGCGACGGGTCTACCTCGACATCGAGACCGACTCGAGTAGGACGTTCGTCCAGTCCAAGAACGGAGAGGCGCGCATCCTCTCTTGGGTTCTTGTTGATGAGGACGAGCGCGTCCAGATCGGCGTGTTGTCCGAGGACACTGATAGAGACGAGAAGCGCCTTCTTGATCTCCTCTGGCACGCGCTTCGACCGTACGATCAGATCGTTGCGTGGAACGGAGACAACTTCGACTTCCCGGTCATCTTCGCGCGCTCAGAGCAACGCGGGTGTGAGGTCAATGCCAACGACTGGCTATGGCTGGACTTCATGGTGCTCTTCGAGCGCATGAACAAGAACGCATCCGAGTCTGGTGACGAGAAGACGAGCATGAAGCTCCAGGACATCGGGCAAGCGATTGTCGGCGAAGGGAAAGAGCCGACGCCCCCCGAGGTCATTGAGCGCTTTGGCGACAAGCCCATGGGCGCGCTCACGCGTCCGCTCTGGGAAGCTGGTGGAAAGTGGCGGGACATGCTCGTCCGCTACATGCTCCAAGACGGCGACTTACTCCGGCGCATCGAGAAAGAGACCGGCTACATCGCGCTTCTCGGTACGCTCTGCGAGGTCTGTCACATCTTCCCGAACACACGCGGGATCAATCCGACACATCAGATGGATGGGTTCATGTTGCGCCTTGGTCTCGAGCGCAATTACCACTTTGCGACCAAGCAATATCGAGACATCGGCGAGCAGTACAAAGGCGCGATCGTCGTGCCGATCAAGGCGCACGGTATCGAGCGCAACGTTCATGTCTGCGACTTCAGCTCGTTCTATCCGTCGGTCATCCTGACTTGGAACATGAGCCCGGAGACGAAGGTCTACGTTCCTCCGGGACAGCCTCGACCGAACAACGTGTGTCTGTCTCCTCTGACGAAGGTCCACTTTCGAACTGACGTCCAGGGGATCCTTCCCATCGCCGTTTCGGAGTTCCTTCGCCTGCGAAAGTATTGGAGCGATCTCAAGGCAGCTCTCCCCCCAGGAACAGACGAGTCACAAGACGCCAACCGAAAGTCGACGGCCTTCAAGGTCATCGCCAACTCGTTCTACGGAGTCCTCGGAACTCCGTACTCGCGCTTCTTCGATCCGGCCATCGCGGAGTCCGTGACGCAATGTCCGGTGTGGATGCTTGTGGCCACGATCGAGGAAGCGGAGAAGCGCGGGTGGACGTGTCTCGCCGGGGACACCGACTCAGCTTTCATCAAGGGGTGCAGTCAGGAGGAGTTCGGAGCCTTCGTTGATTGGTGCAATTCCGTTCTCTACCCGCGCATGCTTCTCGAGGTCGGATGCAAAGAGAACAAGATCAAGCTGGCCTACGAGAAGGCATTCGATCGGCTCATCTACGTTACAAAGAAACGCTACTGCGGTTCGTGGTTGCATTACAAAGGCACTGTCGCCACCAAGGACAGCAAGCCTGAGATCAAAGGCATGGAGTACAAGCGTGGGGACGCGTCTGCACTCGGGCGCAAGCTTCAGGCTCAGGTGATCGATCTGCTCTGCGGTGGGCTCAAGCTCAATGGAACAACCGAGGTGCCGACAGACCAACTCGTGTACTTTCATGATGCCCTTCTGACGGCAAAGAAGCATGTGCTGGACGATCCGCTGACGCTCGATGAGATCCGGATCTCCAAGTCGCTATCCAAGCCTCTCCGAGAGTATGTCACGCGGATCAAGAAGGATGGGATGAAGGGAGCCGATCTCGCGCACGTGGGAGTTGCGAAGATCCTGGAGGGGCGCGGCGCTGAGGTCTCCGAGGGCACGCGTATCGAGTACATCGTTGTCGATGGCTCGTGTTCTCCGCAGAAGGTCATCCCTGCCGAGGACTACACCGGGGGAGAGGTTGATCGCTTCTACGTTTGGGAGACGCATGTCTATCCGCCAACACAGCGGCTTCTCGAGGCTGCGTTCCCTGACGAGGATTGGAAGGGCTGGCTGAAAGTTCGTCCCGCCAAGCCACGTGCTGTCCGCCAGTCGAAGAAACGCGCTCAGCTTCCGCAATCGACGGCATTACCAGAGGACCATGCGTAAACGAAGTGCTGTCGTGGCTCCCGAGATCCCTCCGGAGTCCTCACAAGAGACGGTTCGAAAGACGAGCGAGGCGCTCAAGGAGGAGCTGGAAAAGAACGCTCCCAAGACGCGAATCGAAGAGGCCTTCGAGCACCGCAATCGAGGAAGCGACAAGGAGCAACCTTCGCTCATCGACAACGAGATCGCCGGCATTGTCGAAGTCATCTTCGTCGAGCATCCGCTGGAGGAGTACAAGAAACTCGAGGCAGCTCTCCGAATCGGCGACAAGCACAACGATCACGGAACTGTCGCCAAGGCGCTCGACAACGCAGAGAGCTACGCGCGTCTCGCGCATCGTCTTTGGATGACGGCGCGAGTCGAGCGAGATAGGTGGGAGAAGGACAATGCGCTCATCTTCGCCGGCATGCGCGATGGCGCGACGCGGGCCCTTCAGCGTGAGAAGGAACAGGGGATCCGCAACAAGATGATCACGGACGCGGACGTCGAGGCTATGTGCGCCGTGATGTTCGCGGACGAGTGGCGCGATCAGGAGATCAAGCGTCGCCGAGTCGAGGCGATGGTCAAGTCGATGGAGAACCTAAACGAGTGCTGGACGTCGCGATGCCGCACGCTCCAAGCCATGCTCACCAAGATGCGATAGGGAGACGACCATGGGTGGCGCGTACGAAACGAATCACATCGATCAGTTCCTCAAGCACAAGACGACGGAGCGCGGTGGCCAGTTCCTCAAGAAGTGGACGGACCGCAACCCACCCGAGATCAACACCTTCCTTCACATGCGACGACTACCTGTCGTTCTCTGGCAACATCCGCTCCCGAGAATCGGAGTCCGAGAGGACAAGCAGACGCGAACGAGCAAGCGCTACGTCTACGGCGGCAATGTCAATTGCCGTGAGGATGAGGCCATCCTTCGTAAGCAGTACCATCGTGACGACAATGGGCTTCGCAAGGCCGCCCCGGTCAAGTGCCCAATCTGTCGGACGATTGAGTTCATTCGCGATCTGGTCGAAGAAGATCGACTCGATTGGCTCACTCCTGTTTTCAAGTTCGCGGGAGACGATGAGTCACGCATCATCCATGCGGGCGGCATCTTCGGCGCGTTCAACGACGACGATCTTTCCGAAGAGGAGATCCGTCAGATCAAGAGCATCGGGCTCAAGATGAACGAGGTTTTCCAAGAGAAGGTCTACTCCAAGTGCAATTACGTTTTCTGCGTAGTCGACGCGGACAACGTCGGGGACGGCGTGCAGATCGCGACCGTGACCAATCTCCTTGGCGACAAGGTCAAGGAGGTGATCAACGACAAGATGAAGTCCGACGGCTCCGAGGCTGGGAACCCATTCCTCGTCCCCTACTGCATTCAGTGGGAGTATCTGAAGCAAGAGGCCGACATCAAGAAGCGGTACAAGGCGCGACCGATGACGCGCTTTGCGATGACCCCACCGATCGAGGAACTCATCAAGTCTGATCCCCCGGATCTGTCGGGTGTGATCGCTCCGTTCGAGTTGGCGACGATGCGTGCCTATCTCGAGCAACACTGCTTGATCAATGATCGAATGGATTGGGACTACATCTTCAAGGTCAAGATCGATCCTGAAGAGGAGAAGAACGCCAAGCCCGTGGGCGAGCTGCCCGGTGCTGACGAGGAGCCGGAGAAGATTGCTGCCGGGACCGACGCACCCGGGGATGATCTCTGTCCGGAGTGTCACAAAACGGAGTCCGCGGGTTGTCCGCACGCGATGTGCGACTGCGGGAAGATCATCCTGGCGAGTGATCCCAAGTGCAAGCATTGCGGCAAGGTCTTCGTTGCCGAGCCTGCCGTACCTCCGCCACCTCCGCCGACGTCAGGGCGTAAGAGAGGGAGACGTGGAGTGGGGGCGGGCACCGACTCCGGTGACAAACCTCCCTTCGCCTGAAAGAGTCTGGCGTCACCTACAAGATCGAGTGGCGCCGATCACTGGGGAAGCAAACGCGGCGACCTCTTGATGGACTAGTCCGAGTACACCTTCCAGGCGACGGCGGGGCGGGTGCAAAGCGGCGAGCGTGACGACCCGGAGAGACGGGTAGCTCTTGATGTCGAAATGGCAGCGCAGAGCCTTGGATGCTGCGACGGAGGGTGTGTGAGAAAGCGAAGCACTACGAGAAGCGAACGCCGGACACGCCTTTCAGGCATCGAGGCAGCTGCAAAGGCGTTCGATGCGTTTCGTCCAGCACGTGACGTCCTTTCTGTCGTGCGCGCTGTGCCCACGCGTTTCGTTCAGTTCGATCACGCGACGAAGGTTGGAGGCCTTCCGATCGAGCGCTTCACGCTGATGCACGGGCCGTCCGGCGAGGGTAAGACAGCCATGTCCCTTGGTCTCTTGGCGAGCTTCCTCGCGCGTGATCACCTGGCGATGCTTGTGGATGCAGAGCGCACCACACCCATCACGTGGGCGCGCGCGATGATGGGTCGCTACGCCGATCACCCGGGATTCTTCGCAGTGCGCCCACGGACGTACGAGGAGACGGTGGAAACCGTCCGCAAGTTCGTCATGACGATCAAGAAGCAACGTGACGAAGGCACACTGTCCGAGGACACGAGTGGGATCATCATCGTCGACTCGATCCGGAAGCTCGTCCCCGAGGGTTTGCTGAAACGCATCTTCGCTGAAGTAAAGGACCACGCGAACAAGCCAAAGGGGATTGATGGCATGGGCGGGCGCGGTGCTCAGATCAAGGCCGCGATGAACGCGCAGTGGATGGATGAGCTTGTGCCGCTTCTTGAGGAGACGGGTACGGCGTTCGTGTGTCTGACGCGTGAGACGGACGATCCTGATGCCAGTACGCAAGACAAGATGGCGGGGCGTGATTTCAAGGTCGGTGGTGGGAAAGCGCTCTACTACGATGGCTCGATGGTCCTGCGTGTCGAGCGTGCATCCTTCGTCGCAGACAGCGGAGACGACGAGGGGAAGAACAAGACGATGTTCGGAGAGCGTCACCTCGTCACGATTCGAAAGAGCAAGGTCGCCGGTCGCGAGGAGTTCACGACAAGGGCGTACTTCCATACGAGCAACGGCAATCTGATCCCTCCGGGATTCGATCGCGCACGTGATGTCGTCACTCTTGCCGAACAATTCGAGATCGTCGAGAAGCGAGGCGCGTGGTTTTCGTACGGCGACCAACGTCTAGGTCAGGGCATCAATGGTGTTGTGAAGAACCTGACGGAGAACGAAGCGCTTCTCGATGAGATCGAGCAAGCTGTACGCGACTCGTTCAAGAAGCACGAGCCGATGGAAGTGAACGAGGAGACAGGCGAGGTCGCGTGATGGATCTCGTTGTCGCGAGCGATCTTCATCTCGATCACGTGACTCGCGGAGTCTCGCGCTTCGACGATCTGACCAAGTCACTGAAGGAAGTTGAGTGCAAGGTGGTGAAGGAGCGCGCTGCGTTCGCGTTCCTCGGCGATCTCTGCGATCCAGACAAGAACCTCTCTGTCGCGCGTGCGCAGCATGCTGCGATCTCGATGGCTCTTTTGTTGGCGCAATCGGGCCTCGATAGCCATTGGCTCGCAGGGAATCACGACGTGATCGAAGATGGCTCAGGTGCGACGACGCTGACTCCCATTCGCGCGGTCGCCGAAGACGAGCAGATGGGCGTTCACGTGCACGTCTACGAGCGCCCGGAGATCGGGTGGTTCAATGACGATTGGAAGTTCTTGGCGCTTCCCTTCACCGCGCTCTCACACGACTACGATCCAACGGAGTGGGTCGCGAAGATGCTCAACGATCCGACTCCGTTCATCGTCATGAGTCACCTCTCTGTCGACGGGATCGTTGCTGGCGAAGAGACCAAGGAGATGCCGCGCGGGCGCAACGTTCTTCTGCCACTCGGGATGCTCAAGGCGCGCGCGGGACGCACGATCATCCTCCAGGGGCATTTTCATGAGAGGCACATCACACCAGAGAGCCTTCGAGGAAAGGACGTGATCATCCCGGGGTCACTCGGGCGCTTGAACTTCGGCGAGGAGAAGAACGATCCGGGCTTTCTCCACTTGGAGATCTCGTGAAGAAGCGCACGTCTTCCGCGACCGAAAGTCGACTTTCGGTCCACGTGATCTTGGTCGATGGCCCGACGTTCTTCACCATCGGCCCCGAGTCTGAGTTCTGGAAAGGTTCCGATCCATACATGGTGATGGACGGACTTCAGTTCGTTCGTCTCCGTCCTCCGCCCGATGTTCCGCCCGAAGACGTCGCGAAGACCGTTCGGCACCTCGAGAAGAAGGGATGTGAAGTCCAGGTCGAGAATCCGACGCTACCCCAGGTGGTGCTCGATCAGGCGTCTGCGAAGTACGAGGACAAGGACGCGCGCGAGACCATCGAGCACATGGTCACTGAGGTCAACACGCGTGATCGCGATGCACTCTGGAAGTTCACGCAAGAGATCATGTCGGAGGTAGGACTGTGAGCGACGGCGTGCACTACGATCGGTCGGACGTTCGCGCGCTTTACACGCGGTTGGCTGGACGTCGCGACATGAATCTTCGCACCTTCATGCGGAGCACGGACTACGAAGAGGGAGAGCGCGCGAAGGCGCGCGCGGATTCCTACGCGGTTGCGATCGGAGACTTGCTCCAGCTCTTCGGCGTTGCGGAAGAAGACTTCAAGTGAACACGATCCGAAAGCTGAAGCTCCGCAATTGGATGTGCTTTCGGGGGGAGCACGAGATCGTTCTAGATCGAAAGTCCTACGCGGTCACCGCGCGAGACGTCCGCGATGCCGAGCGCTCGAACTGGAACGGCAAGAGTGCGACCTTCGAGGCGATCGACTTCGTTGTCCGAGGGGTTCTCAATCCCGATCGGCAGATGGGTGCGGATGGGTGGATCACCGACGGCGAGAAAGACGGTTACGTCGGGATCGAGATGGATAACGACGACGTCATCACGCGCTCACGCAAGCTTGGTAGCTCGACTCAACTTGCGTTCAACAAGGCCAAGGGCGACGAAGCGCAGGCGCTCATCTACTCGATGATGGGGATGTCCCAAGAGGACTTTCCGACGATCTGTTACTTCCCTCAGCGCAAGATGGCGCGTTTTATTCTCTGTCGTCCGGAAGAGCGGATGGACTTCGCGCGCGCGTGGTTCAAGCTCGCGCCGCTCGAAGAGGGCGAAGATCGGATCCGGGAACGGGACTCGGTTCTCGTGAACAAGATCGAAGCGCTCGTGCGTGAGCGACAGAGACTCGAGGACATCGAGGCCAATTGCATCAGCGCCACCTACGACACACTCGAGAAGTTGCAAGAGGGCCTCGAGAAGAGTTCGAAGACGCTCGAGAGAAGTGAGGACAAACGCAATCGCCTGCAAGACTTGCTCGGCCGGAATGCGAACCTCGTTCTCGCTCAGCGGACGATCACCGAGTATGAAGCGATCTTCGATCGTCACGCAAACCTCGTAGACGAACGTCCGTCGATTGATCGCCTGCGTCGCGATTCAGAACAAGCGTCGGCGGTGGCTGCCAAGATTCGCGAGTCGATGCAGACAGCGCGTCAGGATGCAGAGTCGAAGGAGCAAGTTGCTCGAGGGCTCTTCGATGGTCGTTGCCCAGTGGCCGAGATCGCGTGTCCGGTTCAGGCGGAGATCAACAAGAACAACGCGCGGAACAAAGAGAACCTCTCCGCTGCACAACTCGTCTTTAGTACCAAGCGCGCCGCGTACGAGGAAGCCGCGCGCGAGGTCGAGACGAAGCTTGCGGCCTACCAATCCGCCCAACGCGTCCAGGACCAGATCGAGGATCTCGCGGCACGCCTGACGCGTACGCGTGACGAGTACAACATCGCCAAGACGCGTCCCGAGCCGGCCGACGTCGAAGATCTGAGGAACCGTCTTTTCAACGTTCAGAACGACGTTGCCGAGCAAACGTCGCTCGTTCAGATGCTTCGGGAGCGGATCGAGCGGGTGCACGCTTCCCGGACGGCTAGGGAAGCCCTTGCCGTCGAGCTACACGGGCTTCAGGTGCGTCTTGATACCTGCCGCGAGGCTTCGGTCATCTTCGGCAAGAACGGCGCTCAGAGGCGCGTTGCAGAGGGCGCGCTAGCTGTGATCCAGGTCGGCGCGAACGACATGCTCCAGAAGAGTGGAATCGATCTGTCCCTTGAGCTGAGTTGGGCACGGGAGGGAGCGGGCCCGGCCAAGACGTGCGATTCGTGTGGTAGTCCTTTTCCGAAGAGCGCGAAGATCAAGACGTGTCGATGCGGAGCGGAGCGCGGTCCCCTCATCAAGAACGAGCTTCATGTTCTCCTCAGCGAGCAGAGTGGCGGTTCGGAGGATCTCTGCGGGCTAGCCGTGCAACTCAGTGCGAGCGCGTGGCTGCGTCAGAAGCGTGGGAGTCAGTGGTCAGCGGCCATGCTCGATGAGCCGTTTGGGCAGCTCGACACTGCGCATCGCCGACTCCTGTCCAATCACCTTGCGACTCTCCTCGCGTCTCGGTACGGCTTCGCGCAAGCCTTCGTCATCGCGCATCACTCCGCAGTCCTCGATGCTCTTCCCGGTCGCATCGAGATCATCCGTGACGGGCGCTACTCGTCGATAAGGGTTGCCGCATGAATACTTTCTACGTGACCGCGGACAAAGGCGATCGAATGATCGATCTCCTGATCACGACGCACAAGACTTCGCGGTGCGGGATCTCAGCGTTCGATGCTCGTGCCCTCGCTCTTATTCTTCTCCAGGTCGATCCGTGGAAACTCGAGGTCGAACTTGTCGATGCAATGGTCGGACTCCCGCGCGACATCTACGAGACGCGTTGGATCGGAAGGTCAGAGACCGGCTACGGTGTCGATGCGCTGCGCTTCGAGTATCGGAAGGTTGGCGCTCGCACGTGGGAGAGACGACAGTGAGCCGACAGAAGGGCAACGCGGCGGAACGGGAAGTCGCCAAGAAGATCCAGATCTGGTGGCGTCATCTCGAGCCCACTGCGGAGTTCGTCCGCACACCTCTTTCGGGCGGATGGGGAGGTCCATCACTTCGTGGAGAGTTTGGAGCCGCGGGCGATCTCATGACGACGGCGAAGCGCTTTCCGTACGGTGTCGAGGTGAAGCGCCGGGAGAAGTGGGCGCTGCATTGCTTCATGGCTGGCAAACCGTGCCCCGTGTGGAAGTGGTGGTGGCAGACGCAGGAAGCCGCTGCAGAGATGAAGAAGATCCCGATGATGTGGATCCGACACAATCGCGAAGATTGGCTCGTCGTCCTTCCTATCGGCTCGTTGCACATCGACTATGATCACGTTTGGACGTCGACAGAATTGCAGGGCGTCAATTACGGCACTCACGAGCCGGCGATCTACAAAGCTGAGCGACTCCTGGCCTCCATTCCCATACCGAGCGATCCATGAAGAAGGCGAAGAAGACAGACGGACTGAGCGCGATTCTCCGGGCGTCGCTCGATGAGTCCAATCCCGCGGCGCAGTGGGAAGACGTTTCCAAGTTGCGTGCGTGGATCAAGAACCCGAAGGACCACAAGAAGAACCTTCCGGACATCGTCCTTTCGATGCAGACGTTCGGATGGGGACGTCCCGTGGTCGCACGTTTGGCCGACTGCGAGATCATCGCCGGTCACGGTGCCATTCTCGCCGCGGAACAACTCGGAATCACGCGCGCACCGATCCGCTTCGTAGATCTCGAGGAGCGCCTTGCTCATGGTCTCGCGCTCGCAGACAACCGGATCCAGGAGAAGAGTGGCTACAACAAGCCCAACCTACTCGAGGCGCTCGCAGAGCAACGCGGACACGTGCCGACCTTTCAGGCCACGGGCTACAAGTACGAGGACTACTTCGGCGAGAAGAAGCCCCCGGCTGGTGAGGACGACATCCCCGAGGCGCCGAAGACTTCGCATACCAAAGTGGGCGACGTGTGGAAGTGCGGAGAGCACCTCGTTGTCTGCGGTGATTCGTTCGATGCGAAGATCCGATCGCTTGCGCTTAGCACCAAGCTTGTCGACGTGATCGTCACCGATCCGCCGTACGCGATCTACGGATCGTCAACGGGCATCGGAGCTGACATCGCCGACGACAAGATGATCCGTCCGTTCATGGATCGCGTGGCGATGATTATCGCGACTCACTTGAAAGAGTTCGGACACGCGTACGTGTGTTGCGACTGGCGATCTTGGTCGTCCCTTTGGGACTCAGTGCGGCATCACCAGCTTGCCGGCAAGAACATGATCGTTTGGGACAAGGGTAATCAAGGAATGGGAGCTATGTATCAGCAGTGCCATGAGCTGACGATGTTCCTCGCCCGCGTGCCGCCTCCGAAGGCGATGACGTCGACCACCAAGCGTGGTCAGCGCGTCATTCACGGCAAGTCCAATGTCATGCGCATCGATCGCCCACGGGGAGAAGATAGAAAACACAATGCAGCCAAACCCGTCGAGCTGTTTCGCAACTTCATCGAGAACTCGACAGATGAAGGGGAGACCGTCGTAGACTTCTTTTGCGGCTCGGGGACAACTCTCATTGCAGCCGAGCAGACCAAGCGCAAGGCGATCCTCTTCGACTTGGAGCCGGTTGAAGTCGACAAGACGGTCCTTCGCTGGGAAGGCCTCACAAACCGCAAAGCCAAGAAGTTGTGATGCGTAGGATCCGGACGGGGGCTCGTCGTGAGCCCTAAGTCATTTCTCAAGTGGGTGGGATCGAAGAGACAGCTCTTGCCTCAGCTTCGGAAGCACGTGCCCGAATCATTCGGCGCGTACTACGAGCCATTCATCGGTGGCGGTGCTCTCTTCTTCGACACCTGCTCTTCGATCAGTGTCGAAGCGCGCGTCAATCGCATCTTTCTCGGCGACATGAACTCGCACCTGATCAACACGTACGAGGTTGTTCGGGATGATCTTGGCGCGTTGGTGCCCTTGCTCCAGCAGTACAAGGAACAGCACTGCGAGGACTTCTATTACGAGATCCGAGATCACATCTTCGATGGTGACGACGTCACGCGCGCAGCGAACTTCATCTACCTCAACAAGACGGGGTTCAATGGGCTCTATCGCGTGAATAAGAGCGGCGGGTACAATGTGCCATTCGGTCGCCACAAGAATCCGGGGATCTTCGATCTCGATGTTCTCCAGGCATGCCACGCGGCGCTTCAAGGCGTTCATCTTGCGGTCACTGACTACAAGGTCACGGTGGAAAGCGCGGACAGAGGCGACTTCGTTTACTTCGATCCTCCCTACGTGCCCGCGGGCGCGAACTCGGATTTCGTGAGCTACACGTCTGACGGATTCGGAGATCTGGATCAGGCTCAGCTTAGAGACACCGTGCTCGCTCTCAAGTCACGAGGCGTTCGCGTGCTTCTGTCCAACAGCGATACCGAGGAGGTTCGTAGGCTCTATCGGTACAAGGACTACGGTTTCGAGATGGAGCGCGTCGAAGCGACTCGGAGCATCAACTCCGATGCGACGAAGCGCGGTGCTGTTGGTGAGCTTTTGATCTGGTGAGTCATGCCCACGCCGATCGTCAGGTGGTTCCGGAATCTCCGCGAAAAACTACTCGGGAAATTTTACGATGGACCTGAGGCGCCTGATCGGCTCCGACAGATGGTCGTCGTCTTCGCGAACACCAATCCAACAGCCACACGTCTCGAGTGGATCCGCTTCGCTGTCGAACACGCCAAGGAGAGCTATCGCGCTGGGTGGGTGCGCGGGTACGAGTACACCGAGCGCGATCCTGATGAGCGTGCAGTGATGCGCCATGTCGATCCGGAGATGATCGCGCTGGCGATGGATCCGGATTGGGAGTGGTCGCCTGAGGTCAAGCTCGCCGAAGATCCTGCGACCGTGGTACCCGAAGAGCAACCGACAGAGCGCGAAGAGATCGAACGACTCTTCCGCCAAGCGAAAGGAGAACCGTGATGGACGGAAAGAACGATTGGGCTGCGCTCGCCGCGAGAAAGGCGATCGTGCTCCACATCCCTACGCAGGTCATTGGATGTGTCGTGCAATTCTATGACGGCGACGCGACGATCTACAAAACGCCCGCGACCAACGCAGACGTCAAAGGCAAGGTCATCGTCTTTGAAAGTGGCCACTCGTTTGTCGCCAAGGCCGAGAACTTCATTGTTCTTGAGCAACACGAGGCAGAGTTCTACGCGGGGTGTCAGAAGGTTCTGACTGAAGGTCTCAAGGCGCTCATTCGACTCGGTGCTGAGAAGGGCGTGATGCCGGCAACGCTCAACGTTCTGATCATTGCCTCTCTCCGCACACAAGCGATGGTGCTCGAGACAGGGCATCGGCGTGCGTTTGGTGGGCGTGGTGACGAGGCGGTGGGTTGATCATGAATCCTCCGCCCCCCGCATTCAATGCGAGCATCGCATCCAACGCACTCACGGCCGTCGTGCAGATGTACGCCTCAATGCTCATCGATGCAGAGCGACGGGAGAAGCTCCTACTTCTCCAGATCGTACAGCTGCAGGGTATACTCGACGCACGCAACGCCGATGCGCAACAGACCAAGACGGTTTACGAGGGAGAGAAAAAGGAATAGGGGGACGAGTCATGCGAAGTTTCATACGGCTCCAAGATGTCTTGGAGCAACACAAGGCCGAGATCGATCCGCGCATGGACTTCTGGGTCGAGAACTTCGGCGCGCAAGCGGCAGGGTGGCTTGTCTTCAAGCATCGTCGTCAGCTGCATCGTTACGGCTCGTGTGACTTCACGATGCCTCGTCTCATCGATACACCTCCGTGGATGCGCGTCGCGCTCGAGGCACTCAAGCGCCGGGGAGCGTGGAGCGTTCAGCGGTTCGAGCTTGCAGACAAAGGCCTGAAGGTGTTTCGTGTGAACTGGCACGCGTGGGGACACTTCAAGCAGGGCGTTGAGCGGATCACCCGCGTCGAGAATTGAGGACATCATGGGCGAGAACTCGCAGACGGATCTCGAGACGACAGAAACGCCGTCCACGGAGAATCTCGAGGTGTCCGTAGTTCCGACGTCGACTCTGCTGACGTCGGTCGTACCTGTGACGAGCGGACAAGAGTCTAGCGTCGTTCCGAGTGCCGTCGTAACCTCGTCCAAGGTGCCCAGAACATGAACGCGCTCGTTCCCAAGCGGCGGTACACCAATCGCGGCGACACGATCGTCATCGATACGCAAGTTCTCGAGCCCCCGGTCGCGGGCCTTCCTGTTCAGAATCCTCCCACACTCGTGCCCGCGAACATCACGGGGTGGTTTTTCTGGATCACGATCAAGTACTACTACTCGGATCCGGATAGCCTCGCAGTCGCGCAGTGTAACAGCACGCCGGCATCCACTCCGACAGGCGGAGGAGTGACGATCACCAACGCGCTCAACGGACAGCTCGAAGGGATCATCCCTCCGGCCGCAACGCTCAACTTCCCGGATTCAATCGTCGAGTGCGTCTACGATATCAAGGCGAAGACCACGGATTCCATTCCTCGCTTCTTCACGGTGGAGACGGGAACGATCGTCGTGCGCCCGAATGTCACGCGTGCAGACACCTGACACGGCATAACGTTCGTCATGGGTAAGAGCATTCTGGACTTTGGCTATCTCGCAGTCGTAGAGAGCTGGGGAAGCGACGAGCGCATCGTCGAAGCCGCACGCATGTCAACGGGGAAGGGCTTCAATGGTTGGGGCCCGACGAAGGAAGGCAATCCAGGCGACGAGAAGCTCTTGCGGTTTCTCTACGAGAACGCACACGCAACGCCTTTCGAGATGGCCGGATGTATCATCGAGGTCCAGGCTCCGATCTTCGTCTTTCGCGAGTGGCATCGTCATCGCACGCAGAGCTACAACGAGATGAGCGCGCGATACGAGCCGCTTCCTGACGTGAATTACCTCCCGTCCGTCGAGCGTCTGATGATCAACGCGGGGACGTCGAATAAACAGGCCGGTACCGCGAAGGACGCTGCGGTGCTGACCGAGGTACGTGCAACGCGATTCCGTGACCGTCTGCGCGCAGCGTATGCAGACGACGAGGCGCTCTATCAGGAAGCGCTGGCGGACGGCGTGCCTAAGGAGTTGGCGAGGGTGGGGCTCCCGGTCGGACGGTATTCGCGGATGCGCGCCAGCGCCAACTTGCGAAACTGGCTGGCGTTCATGACGCTTCGGATGGCGCCGAATGCTCAATGGGAGATCCGCCAATTCGCGAACGCGCTGCACGATGAGCTTGTGGAGATCTTCCCGAGAACCCTCGCGCTATTCGACGAAAAGAAGCCATGAACGAGACCTGGGTCGAGTGGCGTCCGCGTTGGGCTCCGCACGTCCGTGGGGAGCACACGGAGCGCACCGTCGATCCGGAGACCCATCAAGCGGACGAACAGAAGTACAAGATCACGTGTGAAAGGTGCGGAGAGACATGGGGACCAAGCGTGTGCACGTCGGGGCTCGTTCGAACAAGGATCGCAAACTTCGCGGTGCTTCACGCCCATCGAAACCCGCTGATGGATCCCATCCCCAAGCCGTGACGCCTCCGTACGGAGCCGATCCGGTCGCCTATCAAAAGTTGCGGAAGTTCTACGGCAAGGGAGACGCGGACGAGATCCTGAAGATCTTGCACGACGAACGAAAGTCGACTTTCGGTCAGGACTTCCTCCGCGTGGGCAACGAGATCGGCTCTCTCGTGCGCGAGAAGAACGAGGCCTACGGAGACAGCTTCGCGAAAGCGTGCATCATCCTCGAAGCGCTCTACCCCAAGGGCGTGCAGCCGTCGCAATATCGTGACATGCTCGGAGTCACGCGGATCATCGACAAGCTCTTTCGCATCGCGACGCGCAAGGATGCATTCGGCGAGTCTCCCTGGCGGGACATCGCGGGTTACGGAGTGGTCGCCACGGTCGCAGACGAACGCCAGAAACGCGTGATAGAGTCTTCGAAGAACGATGGCAGAGTTCGACGAAGAGGATCACCCGCGCGACGCACTCGGTAGGTGGTCAGATGTTGGCGGAGGGGCGTCCGCCGCTCAGCTGATCGGGCGCGCGAAGATCGCACACGAGAACTCCGGCGGGCTCTTTGATCCGAAAGAGCTGCAAGATCTGCCTGAACAGGTCAAGCAGTCCGAGAAGGACGGAGACAAGCTTTTCGAGCAAGCGCGTGAAGCGCACGAGATGCAGCTTGATCTTCTCGATCGTGACAAGGGTCTGTCCAAGGACATCGGGGCGAAGACCATCCGTGGCGACAAGATGCCGCTCGGAGAGTTCGTCAAGAACATCGAGAAGTCCACTGACGAGCCCGGGCCCATGGTCGTCATCGGGCCGATGAAGAGCAAGGAGCGGAGCGAGGAGAAGGTCAAGGCAGACGGCGCGGGTGACTGGTCCACGCTGACCGACGTCGTGCGATCAACCGTCGCCGTCGACACCATGTCCCAGGTCGGAGACGTTGTGCGGCATCTCCAGGCGCACGGTATACAGCTCGCGCGAAAGCCCACGGACAGGTTCACAAACCCGACCGTCGCCGGCTACCGCGATCTCATGCTCAAGGTGAAGTACCCGAACGGACACGTGGGAGAGATCCAGGTCCAGATCAAGGGCATGCTGAAGGCCAAGGAGAAAGCCCATGGCCACTACGAGAAGGTCCGGAGCATCGAGGCGAAACTGAAGACGGAAAACCGCGCGATGACCGACTCCGAGCGTAAGACCTACGACGAGGCGAACTCGAAGATGAAAGAGATCTACAGCTCTGCGTGGCACAAGGCCAACGCGCGTCCGGACAAGCGCTCGGACTTCGAGACGCTCCGAGAGAACCTGTTCTAGCCCTTCCGCAGAAGCGCCTTCTTGATCTCGAGGTACCGCGCCTTGGGGATCTCGGAGGCCTCGTGCGCGAACTTCACGAGTTCGGTCACCCGTCGCGGCTCTCCCGCGTGGGTGTAGACCATGATGTCATTCCCCCGCCGGTACGCCGGCATCCCGTCGAGATCGTAGTAGGTGACTGCTGTCTTGCTCACGGTTTCATCCTAGCCCATCTCCGCGTCCAGCATGGCGAGCAGTCGCACATCCCCGAGGCTCAGTGCGGGACGAAGCGTGGCGTACTCCGCTCGGTACATTGCGAGTCGCTTGGGATCATTCTCTTTCGACGCTCGCACGTTGGCGAGTCGGTCCGCCATCTTCAGGGTTGCAGCGTCTCCGCAGTCTCCGAGAATGGCTGCGTTTCTGATCTTGCGCGAGATAGCTGCCATCCGCTCAACACGATCGTTGCCTACCCCCGTCACGGCGGAGACCATCGAAGCGACTTCAGATCCGAAGAGGTAGAGTAGTTCGATCTTGTCGGTCTCCGTGTCTTCAAGCACATCGTGAAGGTACGCAGCTTGTTCGAGCCGAGTGCCTCGCTTGCCGAGGATCTCGAGGGAGTGGACGATCTCCGCCACTTCGTCCAGGTGCACGATGTAGGGCTTGTCGCCGTACTTCTGGGCATCGTGTCGGTCTAGGGCGAACACCCGTGCTTTGGCTACCGTGGTCATCTCATTCTTCTCGCACTTCCAACCTAGTCACTGGGACAAGCAACACAAGGCCATCAGTCGACGATGCGTGGTCATCCTTGGTACCCCTTTGCGTTGATGATGGCGTCCTGAGCCGCGAGCCCTTCGGGAAACCATTCCGCCTTCCGTGCCTTCCGCGCCTCCGCTTTCTCGAGCGCAGCCCATCCCTCTAGAGTCAACGTGCGGTGCCGCAAGAGGTGTGATTCCCAGGGCATGAAGGGACGCGTGAGCCCTGCCGCGGTGAAGTCGAGCACATCCTGGATCGTGACGCGGCTCATGTCCGGGTCGCCTCCGTAGAAGGCCTCGCGGTACTGAGCCAAGATCGCAACACGTCGGGGGGTCATTCGGAGCTTCATCGTCGTTCCCTCAGCTCAGAACCTAATCACTGGGACAAGCTTCGCAACCCCCTTGCAGACCTTGTCCCAGTGATTATCTTGAGTGCTGGAAGGACGGCGGCACGATGACCAAGAAGATCAGCGAGAAGGAAGCCTACGAGACTCTTCACCTCGCCCTGTTGCATGAGGAGAAGGGTCCGATGTCGGACAGTGCGAAGCTCTGCGCCAAAGACGCGCTAGATCTCTTCAACGCAGGCGACTTCGATTCCGCCTACACGCGCGCCCGTGAGAGCATCCGCTACTCCGTGGGTGTCTTCAGCATGGCGTTTCAGTTCGGTGTCTACCGGCAGGGAGAAGGGGTCTGATCATGCTGACCTGGACAGAGAGTTCCTACAGGTTTAGCGAGGATGGCATCTGCCACGTGTGGAGGTCGGAGAAGGTCTCCTACGGTGTCAAGGATGCCAAGGGGCGAGATGTCGGTGGCTACGTGACCATCGAAAACGGTAGCGCCTGGCGCGAGCCGGGCTTCTACGTGCGGACCAATGCCACGCGCGACGGTAAAGGCTTCGGGGCTATTGCAAAAAGTGCACGGTGCGCGACCCTTGAAGAAGCAAAGGCCCTTGGCGAGAAGAAGATCGCGGACGCGGCCAAGCGCTATGCCAAGCTTGCTGCCAAGGGCGTGGGTCGTCAGTGGAGGGCGGCATGATCTACACCGATGACAAGGGTCGCCCTTTCGAGCGGCCCTGCCGGGAAGACTTCGCCACGGACCTAGCCTTCGTCCAGGCTTTCCACGCTTGGAGAGATGCACGCACACGGGCAGCAAACGAGGCGTTCGACAAGGCCTTGCGTAGCTTGTCCCAGTGATTAGGTTCTGAGGTGCAAGGGAGAACACCTCGATGTTGACGGTCCACGCGGTACTCGCAGGTTGCTACAAGGGTGGTCGGAAGAGCCTCAAGGCGATGCTGACGCACTACGCGGTACCTGGGACGAACGATGCGCTCTGCGGCAAGGTGCGCCCGGGTGGCCTTTGTGACCTTGAAGAGAGTGGATCACCGACGTGCCCAGCGTGCGTCCGGAAGGGTGGTGTCTCGTGACCAGACAAGTGACCTACAAGGTGGGGCTCGCGAACAAGATCGTTCGCGGGCGCGCAGTCGGCAACCTCTGGGGGGTGAGCCGCTACATTGACGGCAACCGGAACTGTTGGGTTCTTGAGCCGCAAGAGAGCGAGCAGAAAGCTCGTCAGGTGTGTGCTGAGCTTTCAGCGGCCGGTTGACGAACGTTGTCCCAGTGACTAGGTTGGAAAGGGCAGCGCAGAGCCTTTGGATGCTGCGACGTGGTGTGAACGAAAGGACGGCTGCGGCCATGAGCGAGATCAAGAGCTACGAGAACGTCACTCTTTTCATCTGCACGATGTTCGGCTTCCGTCGAACGCTCTGCAGGACGCTGACGGTGGAGACGGGTCGCCCGTACGCTCAGCACACCAACGCCACGCGCGTCGAGTTCGTCGAAAAGGGCAAGCGCTCGAAGCGCGCTTTCGTCTCGTACGGTTTCGGTGGTGGTCGCACGAACTCGTTCATCGTGCTTGCCGGCTACCACGATGACTTCACGGGTGGCTGGCTTCAGGGCACGGGCGACGGAGGTTCGCGGAGCAAGTGGGCGAGTTGTGCCATCGAATGGGACTACGACTTCAACAAGGCGCTCGACAAGTACAGTGCCGAGGTCTCGGGTGACGTCGAGATCCTTCACGATGATCGGTTCACCAAAGCCACGGAGGCTCCGGTAGCGGAGGCGGTGTGATGAAGTTCGTTCTCGAGATCGAGATGGGCAACGATGCTGTACAAACTCCGCGCGATGTCGCGTTCGTTCTCAAGCGCGCAGCCGTCTCCGTTTCCCGTGTGGAGGATTGGCACGAGTCGTATAAGGAAGCTCGGATCCTCGATGCCAACGGCAACACGATTGGTCAGTGGGAGATCAGGAAGTGATCCATGAGGCAGGGCGGATACAGAGTGATCGATCTGGGCATTCGCGTTTCGAATGATCCCAAGGGTGCGACAAAGGACATTCTCGCGGCGTATACCGAGGCCAAGTGCAGCGCGGTCGGCGCTGCGAACTTGCTCAACGTCACCTACCGCACGTTCTGGCGGTACGTGACCAAGCTCGATCTTCACTCTGATCTCGAGCGTCTCACCTTGCGTTCGAAACGCGAGGGCTGGTTTCACAACACGAGATGGTCAGGGACGGCATAACTCGGGGGCATGAGTGTCCGACGCCGCTACGACTTCGTCACCCTCGTACAGACGATTGTTCTGCATCAGCATCCCCCTCTCGAGATCGCGATCAAGATCCTCGAAACGGCGATGAGCCTTCCTGAGGAGGCCATCCCGAGCACCCATCTTCGCGATGCCGCCTTCGAGCTATGGCAATGGAAGATGGGTCGTGAGGCGCCTCCCAAGTACATCCAGGACTACGAAGCGGTCCAGCGTGAAGCAGAGGCGGAGAAGACGCGCGCGGTGATCATTCGGATCAATCGCGACGTGGAGTGTGATCCGTGGTGGCTCATGGCGGAGAACTTTTCCGCCAGTCTCCCGAAGTCGTGCATCGACATCGTGTGCGGCCGGGGGATCGAACACATCACGGTCTCGCGTAAGGATGCGGAGCAATTCCGCGACTGGGGTGAGCAGATCCACGGGTGGCACGATGGTCCCCCTTTCATCTTCGAGAATGCAGATGGGAGCGCAGCTTTCCAATGACCTTCACTGAGTTCGTCGATCAGCTTCGCGAACGCGGTCTCTACGAGCGCATGCAGCAGATCTGTCGGTTCCAAGGTGTGCTCCTTGAAGAGGTCTTCGATCTCCGCGGGACAGGAAGCACGCGCTTCGCACGCGGGCGGATCTGGTGTTGGCTTGTGGACGATTGCCACAAGACGCATTCTGAAGTCGCGCGCATGTTCGGGCGCAAAGAGATGGCCACGGTACGGGATGCGGTGAAGACATGGCGACTGAGACACAAGAAGCCGGGGATGAACCTCGTCCCCTGAGTCGTGACGAGCAAGCCTTGGAGCTGGCGAGGTCCATTCTCCAAGGCAAGCCAACGAAGGGATGCCCAATCCCCTTTTCGTACGTGGCCGCATCCGCTTGGCTTGCGCGCTACGTCATTGATCTAGAACGCGCTACGGAGGCCATTCCGAAGCCGGATGCGACTCTCCCAAGTGCACGCTTCCCGGAGGCGGGAGAGTGAGATAGGCTCTTCGCAACCCACTCAAGGAGCCCCGCATGTCCGGTTACCTCGTCGCCCATTGCACCATCAACTATCCGGGTCAGGGCTCCGTCGAGCTGAAAGCCGGCACACTCGTGACCGATCCGGTAGCCGTCGCGGGCGTTGCAGCGGCGGGCGGTGTGCTTGCGCCAGGAAGCACGGCCATCCTCGCAGCGGTTGCCATCTGCAACAAGTTGCGTGGGTCCGCTTCGCAGGCGGGGCGTGGTCAGAACGAAGACGCTTGCGACAACGTGATGATGGCGGCGTTTACCGCCGACGTCGTGTCAGAACAGGGGATCCAGCGGCAGACAGTCACGTTCGCGCTCGCGGCACTGCAGGCGCTCACGTCGGGGACACCCTTCAATCTCGGTCCCGCTCTGCCGGCGAACGCGCGTCTTCTTCAGGCGGAACTTCTGGTCAACACGGCGCTTGCGGGCAACACGTCCGATACGGTCACCGTGCAAGCGAGTACGGGGGATTCAGCAGGCGCGATCATCGGTGCGACGCCGATCAACGTCTTCACGGGCGGCGTGACCAACGCGACGAGCAACGGCAGGGGTGCGGGAAGTGATCCGTACATGTCGCGCGGTGGTCAGCAGATCCAGGCGACCATCACGGGAGGATCGGCGCTCTCTGGTCTATCGGCCGGAAGTCTGACCTTCAACCTGTACTATCAGGTCATCCCCTAACCGAAAGTCGACTTTCGGTCGCGCGAGCGCGGCATAACGGGGGCTCATGGATCCGTTCTCTGAGCCCCCGAGTCACGCGCCGCACTTCGAGCACGACTGTCCCTTGTGCACGTACCTCGGAGAAGCCGAGTACGGCGATCGTGTCTTCGACCTCTACTTTTGCTCGCAAGGGCACTCGGTACCGACGGTCATCGCGCGCGGCTCAGACAACCCCCATGACTACACGAGTGGCTTAGCCCTCGCAGAGGTCGATCCGCTTCTTCGCGAAGCACTAGAGCGCGCGAAGCGTCGCGGGTTGAATGTGGAGATGCCATGAGCGATCACAAGCCGATCGGCGGGGAGAATTCCCAGTGGGTACCGCCTCCGCCGGACAAAGAGAAGCCGGTCGATCCGAACACCAGACTTTGTATCTACTGCTGGCGCTACCATGGCGGGGTCAACGCGAAGATCCAATGCCTCGAGAACGGCGTCCGCACTTTGCGCGCGCAGATCGAAGCGAAGCGGCGATGAAGCCGACGGTGCTTCTCGATTGTGATGGTGTATTAGCTGACTTCGTGTCGGCCGCACTTCGCATCGTCAAGTCGCTCACGGGACGCTACTACTCGCCGGAGACGATCACGACGTGGGAAGTTTTCGACAGTCTTCCGGAAGATGAGCGAGTCAGGTCCGAAGTCTATCGCGCGATGAAGGCCCCTGGCGGATGCTCGAACATCCCTGTCTATGCCGATGCGCTGAGCGGGGTGAAGCGTCTTCGTGAGATCGCGGACGTTGTTGCCGTGACGTCCCCATTCAAGGGATCACTCACGTGGGCACACGAACGTGAAGTCTGGCTCGAGAAGTACTTCGGGATCTCCAACGTCATCCATGCACGTGACAAGCGTCGCGTTCATGGCGACTTCTTCGTGGACGACAAGCCGGAGCACATTCGTGAGTGGCTCGCGTATTGGGCAACGCGCGATCCGAACTGCGTAGGGATCCTCTGGCAGACACCTCGAGTCGACCAGCTTCCTCATGGTGTCTCGACCTGGGATCAAGTGATCGAGATCGTTTCACTCGCACGCGGCATAACTCCGGCGAGGTGATTCGATGGATGAGACTCTTCGCAGGCAGATGCTTCTCGAGTTCGGTAAGGTCGCGATCAACTTTCGTGATCCGGCACACCCGGATGTTGTCGTCAAAGAGGTCTACAAGGTGATCGACGCTTTCGAGAAAGCCGAGAAGCATCGTGACGGCAACATCGCAATCTCGCTGATCGAAGGCATCCTCAAGCAGATCGACGGGATCGAAGAGAGTCGCGACATCAAGCAGCTCTATTCCCTGATCTCGATGACCGCTCAGATCATGCGAAACAGCACGACGGTTCCTCAATTGCTCGGACTCTCCGTCACGCTTCAGCAGTACATGAAGGATCAGTCCCCAGCATCGATGTCGCCAAACATCCTTGAGGGCGTGCGCAAGTCGTGTCAGGAAGCCATCTGCGATCTGCGCAAGTTTCTCGAAGAGCCGTCGTGATCGATCAGCCGCAACTTGAGTTCTGGCTGGAGAAGCTCAAGGCGGGAGATCGCATTCACCGCAAGGAGTCGCTCGAGATCCTCGAAGAGCTGATCGAGTTGCGGGCGGCACGTGAGCGCGACGAGAAGGCGATCGAAGTCATCAAGCATCAGCACGCAGTCGAGCTGAACGCGCTTCGTATCCAGCTTCAGCAGGTCAATTCCACGATCTCCCTTCTCGCCGGGCGCGGCAATCGTACAGAGGGCACCCTTGAGCAAGGGCGACCTACCGAGCACGGCGTAACGCACACGTGGCCTGAGCCATGGGGCGATCCCAAGGGCCGTACGTGCGACTGGGGAGACTGCGACGAGCCGGCGACCGCGGCTCGCTTCGACGCGCATGGTCACGGCTGGCTTCCCGTGTGCGAAGACTGCGCGACGAAGCCTCTCTGACGGCATCACGTAGTCATGGGAGACATGCACCGAATTCTCGTCGCCGACACCGAGGGCTTTCACTGGGACTCCCTCGGAGCGCTCGAGTACGAGCACGCACGCAGGCGTTACTACGACTGGGATTGCGTTACGGGATCCGACGCACATCGCTGCTACGCCGTCGGGCTCGTGAAGGTTCCTGAGAAGACGACGGCACATGGCGATGGGATCTGGCCCAAAGACATGTGTGAGGCTTTCGAGTGGGCGGAGAAAGAGCGGAAGGCTGTCTCACTTCGACCCGTACCCGAGAAGGAAGGCGGGTGCCTCTGGCAAGGTGGCCACGTCCTCAATCATCAGATGCAATTCCAGGCGCGCGAGTTCTCGGACGTGGTCGACGCGCTCAAGATGCTCGTCCTTGAACATCAGAACATGGACGACGTGCGCGCTCCCGTCGCACAACACATGTGGGATCAGTCGGCCGGGTACTACTTCTGGATCGGCAAGTCGAAAACCGGCACGTGGTCGGGTGATGCGCACTGGTACGCCGGGGAGCGCTGTGAGCCCCAATGAGCGTCCCGGGCACCAAAACACCCCGTAGGCCGTCCCGGAAGGGAAACCCCCCTAGGAAGGGCGCTCAGGAGGACGGCAAGTCCGTTCCGCCCGTCACCGTCCGGCCCGATTCGGACTTTCCCTTGGATTGGATCGTCTTCATCGGGGGGACGCCTGTATCCTACGGGGACAAGTCCTCTGCGGGACACATGGCCTACCGGATCCGCCGGGCCCTACGCGTATGGAGCCGATCATGAGCTGCGAGAAGTGCGAAGCCTTCCCCGATGCCCCTTTCCCGGATCACGATTTCATCTTGTGCCCGTGCAGGCGCAAGCTCGATCCCGAAGCGATGATCAAGCACCATCGCGCGACGATGAAGTTCGGCTATGAGAGGATCTGTTCTACTCCTCAGAAAGTTCCGATCTGGACCAAAGCCATCGCCGAGGTGCTCAAGATCGACGAAGAGCGCATCACGGTCAAACAGACGCACCCGTTCGGGTGGACAGTCTTTCTTGACGGAGACAAGCATCCTCAGCTCACGCTGGACGAGAACGACGTTCTCTACGAGATGGTGAAAGATCGTGGGGCACTCCACTAAGACAGGGGCGTGAGATGAGTGAAAACGAATGGCGTGCGTATCTCGTCGCGGTGCTGGACACGAGCTTCGATCCACCGCGCGTGGCCTACGTCTCTATCTACTCTGCTCCGGGCAACGCGCTCACGAGTCACGATCTCCGGAAACACTGTCAGGTCGATGTCGCGAGCGCGTACGGAGCCAGCTACTCCGAGGCGCGCGCCAACCTCGAGAAACACATGGCGGACTATCCGTCGCTCCACTGGGCCAAGCGCTGGATCGACGAGAAGCGTCCACACCGCTGACCGAAAGTCGACTTTCGTTCCTTCTTCGACGGCATTACGAGGGCATGAAGAAGTGGCACCGAGCGGCTTTGCTGTGGGCGCTTGTTCTCGCGGGTGCCATCGTCGCCGATCATAGTCTTCAGCGTCCGTGGTGGCAGCACACGTGGACTCAATCGGTGGGCGTCGTCATGTGTTGCTTCGGGATGGGCGTGATCATCATGGCGCTCTTCTGGCTCGCCGTTCTCTTCGTGTCGAAAGGCAAGTGACATGGGGCTCGCGATGTACACGTTCGACGACGAGGAGTGGGTGATCGCGAACTCCGAGTTCGATGCGCGCGACATCTACTCGGAGCACTTTGGTGTGACACCGGACTACGGGATCGAGCCGAGTGACGATCGCTTCTACGGCACGCATGCCGATCACTGGGAGAGACTTCCGGACGATCGCGTCCTCGAGTTTCGCCAGGAGTGCCCGGAGATTCACTCCGCGGGGAAGATCGCAAAGTGCCCGCGCGGATGCGACAAGGACTTCATCCTTCACTTCGCCAAGACGTGTGCGGAGTGGGTACAAGAGCGTGGACGCGGTTACTTTGGCGCAGTGGAGTTCTGAATCATGGCCAAACGCAAGGTCCCCGTGAAGGCGTGGGAGGCAGCGAGGCTCTACGCGCAGTCTTTCGATGTCCGCGTCGTGGCGATCAAGATGGGCGTATCCACTACGCTCGTGCGACGTTGGCTCCGTCAGGTGCAGAATAGAAAGGCTGAAGGGCTATGAAGATCACTCTGGCCGATGCCGATTCAATGAGCCCGATGAACCTCGGGGAATTGATCGACGCGCTCGATGGGTGTGGAGCGCAGTGGGTGCAACTTGCTATCCCCACGCCTTCCTACCCGGCGAGGGTCTCTAGTTACCGGGGTTACTACGAAGATCTTGCGATCGAGTACGACGAAGATTCCGATCACCGCAAGATGAGCGTGGGGGAATTCCTTCGCATGCTCCGCGCTGCCATCGGCTACACGTTCGCGGGCTACAAGGGCGGTAACTACACGATGTCGCGTGAGTCGAATGTGTGGGTCGCGAATTGGGGCAATGCGCCCGGCACGCGCGTCGTGGGCGTGGTCGTCGATGACGACATCGCGTATCTCGTGATGATCGTGAAGTGGCGACAGTGAACAATCACTGGGACGTCAGCTTGGCAGCCCTCTCGCAATCCTGATACGGTTCGAAAAGTCGTGAAGAAGCACCCCATCAATCACCAACTCACGCCGGAGGAGCGCAACAAAAGGAATCTCGCACGGCGCTACACCCTCAGCGAGACACGTGACCAAGAGGACTTCGTTCTAGATGGAATCGTGAGCGGCCAGGATAAGCGCTACATCGCGCGGTCCTTCTGCGAGAAGTTCAACACCAAGCTCACGCGCTACCACGTCATCCGCGTGCGGATGCTCGCGCACTTCAAAGAGACTCACAACGAGAGGATCAAGACGGCGAAGGCCGAGGCCATCGAGCGGCAGATGCGCCACCTCTCCGATCTCCAGCTCGAACGCATGCGGATGGATCCGAGCGACTTCAAGGCGCGCGCCAATCACTCGAACGCCATCGTGAAGGTTGAACAGCTCCTCGCCGATCTCACGGGCGCACGTGAGCCGCTCAAGGTCGAGATCAACGTTCAGATGAAGGAATCGATCCAGCAAGTGATCGTGAACATGTCGCCCGAGCAGATCAACGAGCACCTTCATCGTGCACGGGAAGACAGACGCCTTGCTCAGCTCGCGCGTGAGCGCCTTGTGGTTGAAGAGTCCGAGGCAGCGGAATGATGGCCGATCCGATTCTCGGACTCGCGGCGCGGTTTATTCACGATCACACGGCGAAGGTCATCTCGCACTTGACCAATGCGCGTGAAGCCATGAACGAAGCGAGCACGCTCGAGAGAGCAAAGCCGGGGCTCGCAGAGAAGCGCCTGTTTGACGGCGAGATGATGTCCTCAGGACGCGCGAATCTGATCGAGTCCGCGCGTCTGAGGAACAAAGCGAGTTTTGAGATCTCGTGTGCGATCGACAACCTCAACGCCATCACGAAGTGAAGTCAAAGCCCAGGATGTCGCGACGGTCACCAGTGGCGGTGGTAGCCCCATCCCCATGTGCCCCATGCTCCGAACTCCCCGAGTAGGAACAGGATGGCCATGAGCGCTAAGAGGATCAGTCCGATGGCACGTGCGGCGTTTTGCACGGGCGGTGGCAAAGCGCCACACACGAGGACAACGATCCAGTAGAGCAAGCCAAACACCGCCGCGAACAAGAGCAGGTGGATGAACAGGACGACTAGGGTTTCCATGGCCTGAGCTTCTTTGCATGCGCCATACCAGCTCTTCGACGGCATTACTCTGGGCATGAGCGACTTCAAGGACATGGCCCAAGAAGGCCTCAAGGCGACGACGGCGCGCATCAAGCCAGGCGTCTACAGGCACTACAAGGGAGGCGAATACATCGTCTTCGCAACGAGCCTCAAAGAGGACACGCTCGAAGGTCTCGTGCACTACTACTCGATCGAGAAGAAGACGCGGTGGACGCGCACGGTCGCAGACTTCAGTGAGGCGTCGATCCCGGATAGTCCCTATCCTCGATTCGTTTTCGTGCGCGACGTCGGTTATCTCGATCTTCTCGATGCACTCGGACGTACGCGCGACGTAACACAAGCGCGTCGAGAAGATCCGCTTGCAGTCCTTTCGCAGCGTCTTGCCGATTGGCTCGTTGGATGCGGTTGGATGCGCGTGGGAGATTTTCTCTCCAGTCCCTACGAAAAGGCGCTGTACACCGTCGAACGCGCGATCGTGATAGAGCTGGGTCGCCTCGTCTCGGAGAAGATCCCCAAGTGACCTACCGAGCCAAAGCCCAGAGTCGAAGCGCGCGCAGACGAGCGTGGAAAGAAGCGAGGATCGAAAGCTCCATCAAGCATCGCACGCGCGAGTGGCTTCTCAAGCATCCGCCGCGCGTAGAGATGCCCATCGAGATCGGAGGCAAGTGGCACGGCGCTCCCCACGACTTCGATCGCTTCTACGAGGTTCGTTTCTCGCAGACGCCGCGCCCCGAGAGTCCAATCGTGCGCGTTCCTATCTTCGAGACGGGTCCGAGCGTCCTTGTTCAAAACAACGTGTCTTCGCACACGGGTGACTTGAGAACGATCGACATGCGTCCCATTGCGATGGGACTCTCGTACGGAGCCACGCGCCTTCGCTGGTATAACTGGGAGCCGGTGCAAGGCATGTTCGACTTGCAAGCGGAAGCGGACATCTACTCCAACGCTGGCAAGATCCAGGCGTTCATGAGTCGGTTGTCTCCGGTCATCGACATGATCGCGCGATCGGCTCCGCAGTACTTGTACAGCTACGGCTTTGATGGGCCTGAATTGGTCGAGTGGTGGCGCGAGACAATCGATGCGTTCGACACGTGGCGCGGACGTGTGCACTCTCGCTACGTCATCCCGAGCAAAGACGATCCGAGCAAAGTCGAAGAGGTACGCACATGAGCGGATGCACGAAGATCCACCCCGAGACGGACCAACGCTGTATCCTCGAAGCCACTCCGAACTTTCGAGATGGGCAGCCGGGGCACTTCGGCGATTGCGCGTATCTCAGAGCCGATGGGACGCTGGAAGAGCTTGAAGAGAGACACGTTGCTCAGTGGGCATGGGATACGATGTTTGGGCGAAGCAAGTGCCAATGCGGACGACTCAAGCCGGCGGTTCAATTCAGCGATCGCGGCTACACTTGCAAGTGCGGACGTCATCATCCTGCAACGACGCTGAGCACGGAAGCACTCTTACAGCGCATTGACGAGCTAGAGATGCGCGTCAAGGCCATCGAGCAGACCAAGATCGGAGGGACAGATCCATGAAGCGATACTGGATGTGGTTTGCGGACGGGCACGCTCATCTTGTCGAGTTGGTGCCGCTCAGAGAAGGTCCCGAGAGGTACGCGCTCTCTTTTCCCCCTGTGCGCATGGGGGTCTGAAAGAGAGTCTCATTCCTGGAACCGCTCTCCTGGGCCACACATCTTGCCCGTACGATCGTCTTCCCGATGACGCGTGTCACACGTGCAAAGAGATGTGGTGTCCCTGACCGAAAGTCGACTTTCGTTCCCTCTCACCCGTGGTAGATTCATCTCCGTGAACCGCTCCGACAACATCGCAGCCCAGATCGCCGCGGATATCCGCGCGGTGTGTGAGCCGCTTGTCGGTCAGAGAGTGACCGATGCGCTCCGTCTGCGTGCACGCAAGTCGGTCGAGAAGGTGCTTCGCAAGTACCGTGAGGCCGGTGTCCCCGTGGAGGATATCCGCGTGCTCCGCGATCTCTCGACGGGAGCCATTCATGTGCGTGTGCTCCAGCGCATGCCCTCTGCAGATGAGAATGGCGTCCCTATCCCGCGCGAGTACTGCCTGGCACCTTGCCCTGTCGTCAGCTTGGACGCCTTCCGGCGCAAGAAGCGCCCGTGCAAGTGTTGCGAGGGCAGTGGGGAGATCCTCACTGGCGAGTTCGATTGGGAAGGCGATCTCAAGCCTCCCGAGGTCTGCGGGCGATGCTCAGGAAGCGGGACAGAACCGCGCTTCCCCGGCATAACGAAGGCATGAGCAACGACTCGCACGACGCAAAGGTTTCCGCCTTCATCAACACGGCGAAGCTCGACAAGTGTTTGGTGAAGAAGTCGCTGTCCGCGCGTACGCTCCATCGCAGACTCGATCAAGCGTCGGAGGAGATCTCGCGACTCGAGGCCATGCACAAGGCAGCACAAGGTGAAGCCGAAAGATTTCGCATCTGCGTGCGCGAGATCCTCAATCTCTACCCTTCATGTCCTCTCTCGGCTGAAGAGTACGAGGTCACGTGGACCGGCACGCTGAAGAAGCTCCTTGAAAAGAAGATCCTCGGTCCCATCAACTTCCCTTTTCCCAAGCCCGTGCAGACAGAGCCGATCCCGATGCGCATTGTCTGCCCCGAGTGCTCGACTCTCCACATCGACGTGGGTGAGTTCGAGACCAAGCTCCATCACACCCACGCGTGCCAGCATTGCGGCAACGTCTGGCGTCCTGCTGTTGAGTACACGGTGGGTGTGACCTTCCTCCCGGGATTCAAGAATCCATGAGCGAAGATCCGTACAAGAAGGCGCAGGATCAGATCCGCGAGGAGTTGATCGAAGGCCTCAAGCAGTTCAAAGACGAAGACCATGGTGAAGATGCACACCGCAAGGTGCGTGACTTCATCTACGGCGTTCTCGAGAGGCAGCTGCCCATCACGGAGTTCGTTGGGGCGGGAGACGTCAAGGTCACGATCGACAAGGATGATCCATCGCTCGTTCGCATCACCATGCCTGTCCCCGTGTCGACGCTCGAAGACATGACCCGCTCGCTGTACGACGAGGGTAAGACGCACGAGGAAGTCACCGCATGGCTCGAGAAGGCGGCCCCCAACTTCAGGGACGTTCTCAGCGAGTGCATATGCGTGGAGCGCGATGCTACGGGGGCACAACTCGGATCTGAGCACGTTCGTTGGATGCAGCTCCCACCGCACATCTTTTTGGAGATCGAAACGAAACCGACGGCATAACGAGAGGTATGGGAACGGAGTCAGAGACCGATCTTCGAGCAGAGATCATGCGTCTCGAGTGTGCGCTTGACGAAGCCAACGCTCAGAAGGATGCCGCGGGCCAGAAGGCGTATCAGCTCCAAGACAGGCTCAAGACGACAACCGAAACGGTCATCCAACTCGAGCGCACGATCGTGATGCTGACCGAAGAACTCAAGGATCTGCGCGAGTGGAAAGAGGCGACCACTGCGCTCTTTCAGAAGATCGCCGAAGAGGCTGCGATCTGGGGTGCCAAGTGAAGTGCCCCGAGTGTGGCGCCAAGTTGATGGGCGTCTCTGGATACGAGTCTCCGTGCTATTGGTGCTTTCAGTGCGGAACCGTCGTGGACGACGACGTGTCACCGACTAACCGAAGAATCCCTTGGCGAGCGCAAAGTCCAGTCGCGCTCAACGGGATCAAGGAACTCGTTCACTGCAAGCACATCGATCTCGCGCGCCTCGTGCACAACACGATTCAAGGTCTGGACATTTCCCGAGAGAGTTTCACGGAGTACTGCTCGATCTGCGGTGCGACCAAGTACGGCGATACGTGGACACTCCCAGTGCTCGTACAACGCTTCAAGAAGATGCTCAAGGAGTAAGCTCGAATGGTCACCTTTCGCGCATCCCTTGCACGAGGGAACATCACGCACGCCTGTCTTCCGCAACACGACGGGCTCCCCGTCTGCGACGAGCCCTGAGCCATGAAGGACCCATTCTCCTCCGTTGTCTACAAGCACGACTACACGCGTCACGAGTTTCACAAGGTGCATCTCAAGTCGTCCATTCCCGGCATCACGCTTGTCGTGTGGGAGCCTCCGTGGTGGGACGTCTTCGCGTGGGCTTACTACTTCCTCTATCGCGTCTTCGCATCGAAGGAGCGAAGTACGGGATGGATCGTCATGACTCATGCGAGCGGCTTACAGCTGACGGTACGCGTGCTCGCAAAGAAGATCAGATCATGAAGGAAGACGTATTCGATCGCATGCGCACGAAGCTAGGCTCGGTCAAGAAAGAAGAACGCCTCACCTCGCGCATCCTCGTCGCCTTCGCGCACGGCCATGGTCTCGCTCTTCTCTGCGAGCCCGGTATCCCGCGCGAGTTTATTCAGGAGAGCGGAACCTCTATCGACCACCCGTTCACGCTCGAAGACGTCTACTTCAACCCTCCCTCTGTCGATGGCGTCTTCTTCGGCCACCTCGTTCTCTACGAAGTCGGCCCGGGCGATACCCCAGGCACACGTGAGTGCGGTGCCGAGATCAAGAACTGGCGCCCTGTCTCAAATGAAGAATGGCGCTCCTGCCAGTGTGGTGAATGGCCCGAAGGATGGCGTACTAAGTGAGCGAGGTTCTCGAGATCCTCGATCCGGGATCCAAGTTCATCTCCGCCAAGCTGCGTGTCCAATGCGCTCACTGCAAACGCGTGTACGTGATGAACGGCTCCCCTTACTACGTGCTCCGCTCCAAGCGATGCAGACGTTGTATCCAACGTGACTCGAAGGGACGGTTCGTCACTCCCTGATCACTGGGACATCTCTCTTGCTTGTCCTTCTGTGATACAATGCCATTCGTGAACCGCATTCATTCGCATGATGATCTCGATCCGGAGATGATCGATCTGCTCACGGGATCTCTTCTCGAGACAGCTGCACGTGCACGTGAAGACATCGTTACTTTCTTCGAGTTCGTCATGCGCGACATCACGGGCACCATCCGTGGTCCGCTTCATCTCGCGCCTCACCAACGTGTTGGGCTCGACTTCATCATGGCGCACGATCGTTGCGCGTGTATGTGGCCTGTCTCGTTCTCGAAGACCTTCTGTGCAGCGGGTCTCTCGCTCTTCATGCTCGGTAATGATCCTGAGCTTCGAGGCGCTGTCATCTCTGCTACCGAACAACAGGCGCAGAAGATCATCACGATCGTTCGCGACTACATCAAGACGTCTCCTGAACTCAAACTCGTCTTCCCGCATCTCGCTCCCTCGCGGCGTCCTGGCGATCCTTGGTCGCAGACAGCCATCACGGTCGATCGCAGAGCCGGCATCAAGGACGCATCCCTCACGGCTTACTCTGTCGAGTCACCTGCCATCCTCGGCTCGCGTCTCTCCTGGGTGATCATCGATGACGTGCTCTCTGAAGAGAACACTTCGACCCAAGAGCAACGCGAGAAAGTCATCCGCCTCATCGACTCGAACGTGCTCTCTCGAATCGATGCACCACCCAAGGGCCGCGCGGTCCTCATCAACACGCCCTGGCATCCGCAAGACATCGTTCACCACGCTCGCGATAACTACGGCTGGGCAACGATGCGGATGGACATCTACGGCGACATCGAGGTTTGGGACGATGCCTCTGTTGATCGCCCTTTCATCGGCGATGCGATCCCCAATCCGAAATACGGCAAGAACTGGGACAGCGATCTCCTTCGTCCCGGTGATCAGAAGAATCAGACGTCTGCGGGTGGATCGATCTGTCGTCTCGTCGATCACGATCCGGACAAGGACAACGCGAAGCTTCTCTGGCCCGAGCTTCGTGGATGGGAGTTCGTCGAGAAGAACAAACGCGAGAAGCTCCCGATCACCTTCAATCAGATGTACCGCTGCATCGTGCGTGATGACGCATCGTCGCTCTGCAAGAGCGAGTACATCGAGACGTGCAAGAAGGTCGGACGTGATCTCGCCATTCACTCGATGGTCTCTGAGTACAAGGGACCCAACCTCACGTTCACCGGAATCGATCTCGCATTCGCGCCGGGTGAGGAGCGCGATGAGACTGCGTTCTTCACCTTCGAAGCGCGCCCGGGTGGGCTCAACGTCATCCTCGATGTTGAGGTAGGCCAGTGGCCCGTTCCCGTCATCCTCGACAAGGCGTTTCAGAAGCACGAGAAGTACGGTTCGTTCCTCATGGTCGAAAATGTTGGCGGGCAGGAGATGTTCGCTCAGTTCGCCCTGAGGCAGAATCGCTCTCTTCCGATCAAGACGTACAACACGCAGCACTACACGAAGGTCAATCCCACACTTGGCATTCCCGCGCTCTTCGTCGAGCTGATGAACGGTGCATGGGCGATCCCCAATACCGTGCGCGGTGAGATCCATCCCATGATCAAGAAGTGGATCGACGCGTGTCTCTACTACGTGCCCGACAAGCACACGTTCGACGTTCTCATGGCGAGCTTCCTCGCGCGCGAGCTGAAGAGACAGTTCGTCGGACTCGGTGGCGATCCTGGACAGGCAGGGCAGAGCGGCGGTGCAATCGGTCAGTCGATCATGAGTCGATGATGGCTGCGAGTCGTGAAGGTGTGTTGAGTGCCTTGGGGTGGACGCGATTGCCAGGCGACACGCCGAAGGTGATCGAGAACAAATATCTTCCCTCGCCTCTGCCCGACCTCGTCCCTGCGATGAGCCTCGCTCGCGGAGGAAGAGCTGATCACATCGTCGAGCAGTTCAAGGAACTCCAAGGACGAACGTCTGCGTACGGACAAGTCGAGAACGAGCAAGCGTACAAGAGACAGGTTTACATGCAGGCGCAGCGAGACATGGATATCAACGGTCGGCGGAAGGCGATGGATCCGCCTTTCGTCCCGAGGCCTGAGAAGATGTACGAGCAAGTTCTGAATTGGGTGGGGAAGATCTTCCGTCGATGACGGCATCCCATGAACATGATCGAGCACATTTTGTCTGTGGTAGTCGCGGCCATGATCGCCTTCTCGTTCGTCCAAGGACTCTCCCACTTCTTTGGACGACGGACTGAAGAGAAGTTGCACATCGAGCGCCTCGAGAAGAGATTCCATGAGCTTGAACGTTGGGTGAACGATCTGCAGCACAAGAACGACGATCTGACCAAGCGCCTGAACGAGGCGCGGCCCTACCGCTGACCGAAAGTCGACTTTCGTTCCCGTCTTCACGGCATCACGGGGGCATGATCGACGTCGACAAGCTGATCAAGGCCATCGAGAGATGCGTGTGCGTTCGCAAGCTTTGGCGCTGCAATGCAGGATGGGGAATGGTCTTCGTTCTTGATGAAGATCTCCAGCCTCCGCCCAACCTCATCGAGTCCTACGTTGAGTCCAAGACGACTGTCTTTCAGTACTACGACACGATCACCCAAGCCGTGGTGGCGGAGTACATCGTGTGGGTGCTCAATGGCGAGCGTCCGAATCGCGGTCAGGTGAAGAAACTCCGCACGCGCGAGAAGATGATCGCATTCGCCAGGAAGTATCGTGTTCTTGTGGCCGAGGGTCGCCACTCTCCGAGGCAGCCGGGGTGCATAGGGTGAGCGAACTGAGTCGCTAACGCATCTGTCTGGTGATACGGTCTTCGTCATGTCGACGACGTTGACCCTGATCAATACGGTTGGCCAACTGGGATCCCTGTCTCCCGCGCGATCCGGCGAGTCGTTCTCCGATCCCACCGTGCAGGCGCAGATCATCGCTGCAGGGGGACAGTTCGCACTCGCGTCCAACAGCATCATCGCAGCGGCGGCTACGACTGCACGCAAGCTGCGCCTGAAGAAGGGTGCGAACGACACGGCGTGCGATGTGCTGATGCTTGCGGCCTTCGTCGCATCCGGCGGTGCATCGGCCTCGAGTCTGCCTGCGACTCAGGCAGCTCCCATCACGACGAGCTATCAGATGCTCGCTCAGGATCTCTTCATCCCTGTCGCAGCGGGCGCGATCATCACTCTGCCCAAGGCTCCGATCCTCGGGGTCGAGTACAAGATCAAGATCGTCAGCGGCACGGCGGAGACAGACCCGGTGCAGGTGCTCTCAGGTGGCACGTACAACGTCGAAGATCCCGGAGCCAATGCGGCGTACACGTACCGAAGCGGAGCGACGCCCGCGACGATGAAGACGAGTGCGGCTTGCAATTCGTGGGTCTTCGACGGCGCCACGATGAACCTGACGCGGTAGAGGGAAGACCGATGAAGTCCTATCTCGTTGGGGCGTGGGTGTGTCTCTGCGCATTCGCGTGTTTGCTTGCCGTGATGGGAGCTTGCGACACCGCGGACAAGCCGGCAGATGTCAGGACAGTCGAAGCGGGCACACACGTACCTCTCTCGATCCTGCAACGATCGCGCGGTCGCGTAGGCGCACCGAATCATCCGATCATCGAGGACACGCGAACACCCGAGCAGATCTCCCAAGCCGCGTGCACTCGAGCAGATGGCACGTGGGCATGTGCATCGCAGCGACCCAAGACGTTCGGAGCTAGCTCACTTCGATCTTGTCCTGCGTGCACCGTGCCTCAGTGGTACCTGGACGGCGGTGCTTCGCTGGCATGTGCGAGTGATGGCAACACGGGCACATCGTCGACATGCGGCGCGAACGGAGTCGGCCCGCTTCTCACATTCAACGAGATCGTTGCTCGCTGGGGAACGCTGACTCCTACGCTTCCGCAGAGCACGACGGTCACGGAGCTGTCCTCGGAGACGGTTGGACAGGAGTACGTTGCGATCCAACCCATCCTAGGACCGGGTGTCGTCTTCAGCGTGCTTGGGACACCGAAGCTCGTTGCCACCTTCGCGTTAGGTACGGTCACGGCCAAGAACCGAGCGACACCTGCCCTCTTGTCCTCGACAGGCTTCAGTGCAGCAGGCCTCGCCGTAGGACAGATGGTGGTCAACACCACACGTGCGAACTCTGAGGCGAAGATCTACGCGCTCTCAGGGAGCACGGCCACACTCACGCAGCCACTCTCGCCGATCACCAATACCTCCGCGAGCACTGAGCCTGGATCGATGCCCTCTGAAGTCGACACGTGGGCATCGACGGACAGCGTCTCGGTCTACAGCCTGCCGATCCTGAACGTCGAAGTAGTCGCGCCGCAAGGTGGGCAGCTCAATGGGTCCTTCGCTGGCGGAGTGTTGTGGATGCAGTGGCTCACCATCCCCGATACATCGGGCACGGGTGGATCGAGCCTCCTATCGCTCCAAGTCGGCTACGGGGTCACACCCTGGATCGTGGACGTGAACTTTCAGACGGGGATGCTCTCCACGTCACTCAACTCGAGCGGCTCGTTCTCTCAGTTCTTCATCAACAGCCTGTACAACCTGTTCGGAATGCAGTGCGGGACAGTCATCGGGGGAGGGAACCTTTCGTTCGTGACGGCCATCGGTCAGAACGCAGGGATCGATGGAGACATGATCTCGCAAGGCGTTTTCGTCTTCGGGACGCCTACGTTCGCAGGGCTTGTCTACGTGGGTACGAACGGACTGACGATCGACTCGGGACAGTTTCGCATCGACGCGAATTGGTTTTCGAGCGCAGTCGTGTGGGGACCGGGCGCTGTGCATGTGAATAATGGTGGAGCGATTGAGAACGACACGGGTGGCGTCTGGCACAATGCCTGTTGGCTCATCACGGGAGCCTGTGCGCTCGAAGGCGCGACGACGGGTACAAGCTACTCGGCAGGCACCTGGACCGATGGGCGCACGCTCACCGCGGCCAACTTCGATACGTACGGCACGATTCAAAGTTCGAAGATGACGGGCGCAAAGTTCTTCACTCAGTGACTCGAGGAAGCCGATGAAGCGATACGTTGATTGGGCGTGGTTCTCTGCGTTCGCGCTGGTCTTCATTGCAGCGTGCATCACGTGGCTGATGCCAGGATGTTCCTCGACTCCGGAGATCCCCGCTCCCACGGCGAAGCAAAGCGCCAAGGATCGCCAGCTTGCTCGAGGACTGCGCCCGCATCCAGTGACTCCCACCGCGCCATCCCACAAGCTCGATGCGCGTTCACCGCAACAGATCGCACAAGCTGCATGCACGCGCGCAGATGGATCATGGGCATGCTCCGGTGTGAAGCCCGCGCTCTTCGGTGCAGGATCGACACGCGGCTGTCCTGCGTGCACGGTGGCGCAGTGGTACACGGATCCCGCGAACACGACGACGTGCGCGAGCGACTCGAATACGTGCACCTCGGCAACGTGCTCGACGGGTGGGGTTGGACCCTGCGTGACGGCTAACGAGATCATTGCGCGATGGGGAACGAACGCCCCGCTCCTCCTTCAGAACACGACCATCACGCTCCTCAGCGCGGAGACCGCGGCGCAAGAGAACGTCTTCCTGAACCCGATGACTGCGCAGGGTGTGTACTTCGCCGTCGTGGGCACTCCCTTGCTCGTCGCCAACGTGACGCTGGGCACGGTCACCGCGAAGTCGCGAACGGGCGCAGGTGGGCACCTGCTCACCTCCACGGGCTTCACCGCGACGGGTCTTGCGGTGAATCAGCTCGTCGTCAACACGACGTCTGGCAAGGCGAGCAAGGCGTGGATCTACGCGCTCTCCGCGGGTACGGCGACGCTTACGCAGCCCATGTCCCCGCTCACCGCCGCGGCAGACGCGTCGAACTTCCCATCCGCGCTCTCCACGGAGGTCGACACGTGGGCGCACAACGACACCGTCAGCGTGTACACGGTTCCTCTCTTCAACCTCAAAGGGCTCCAGCCAGTGGGTGGGGATACACCTGCCTCGACGCAGGGTGGGACGGCGTGGCTTCAGAACGTCCACGTCCCAGACACCGCGGGCAGCCCAGGTAATAGCTACTTCACTATCGGGACACCGAATGGTGTTCCCATCTGGACCGTGGATGATCTCTTCGACACGAATGTCATCATCGCCGGGACTCTCGGAGGCGGTATCGCCGGTGGCTTCGCCAACAACACGTTCTTCAACGGCGGGGCAGAGGTCTCGGATGCAACGGTCGCAGGTGGCGGGGTGCCGACGACGGGCTTCGGCAACTTCATCACGCTGCACGAGTTCGCGGCGCTCGACGGGGACTTCGTGGCGTTCGACGCCACTGCGAACGAGATGGCGTTCATCGGAAACGTGTACGTCAGTGACATCCTCAGCATCTTCAATGCGGGACTGCTCAAGATCGATAGTTCGTGGGGGTATGGAGGGCCAGCGCTCTATGGGCCTGCAGCCTGTAGCGTGCAGGACGCAGGGAGGCTCATGAAGATTGATGGTACATGGGCATCAGCCCTGCTCTTCTCAGGTGCTCTGACGTTGAGCGGAGTTGCGACGGGAACGAAGTTCGTCTCTGGGACGTACACCGCAGGGGTGAGCATCACGCCGGCCAACCTGGATTCCTTCCTTGGACTGCAGAACCCACTTACGGGCGCGCGCTACTCCAACGACTAGGATCGTCCCAATGACCAAGCTCGCGATCGCCTTCGTTCTCTTCACTGCGTGCGCGTGGGACTCGCCCAACAAGCTCGAGACGTCTCAGCCCGGCATGCCGTGTGGCGCTGCGTGGTCGCCTTGCACTGCGCTCGATGGCGGATCGACGGGGATGTGTTGTCCCAATGGATCGATGTGCCGCACCGACGGCACGTGTGAAGACGTGTCCACGTCCGGAGCTTCTCGAGATCGCGTGCGACAACGTCCAGCAAAGTAGCTTCGTTTGCGGCATGACTCGGATCAGAGTGGTAGCCATCGCGCAGCGTGTGATCGAAGAGCTGGATAGGCGTCATCCGAACGCGATGGGTGTGATCATCGCGGAGAGGCACGTCGTCGCGAAAGCCGTGTTGATCGAAGTGACGACCATGCTCGTCCACACGAATCGCGTGATGGTGCACAAATTCAATGACCGCGAGATGTGGCTCGAGGGACAAGAGCACTTCGATCCCACGCTTACGGCAATGAGTATCGATGCCGATCCACGCGGACGACGGTGGGACTTCATCATCGCAGTCGGCGCGTGCTTGATCTCCGATCGCTTTCGTTGCCGACTGTCTCCGGATGGCGTGGTGATTCCGGTGTGAAGTGATGCCTGGACGCGGCATAACGTCAGGCATGGATGAACAACTCGTCGAAGCCATCGCGAAGAAGTCGCACGAGACATGGCTAAGGTCACACGGCGTACGATGGCCTTCGGTCAAGGATGCCAAGGGCAACGAGTGGTCCGTGCCGTGGGATCAGCTCAGTGAAGACACCAAACGAAACAAGCGCATCTCTGTCCGCTTCTGGATCCAGGCGATTCATGATGCGGGCTACACCATCGTCGCGAAGGGCTCGTGATTGATCTCGCATCTCAATGGGACGAAAGGCGGTTGACCAAGTGAGCGACGATCAAGTGAGCGACGACGTGCTCCAGATGTACAGCGATGACGTCACGGTGGAGCCCATCCACTCGTGCACGTGCGAGTGCGGCAAGCCGGTGACGCATGCCGTGTGGCTCGACATGCGCCCGATCGGGATCAAGAGCGTGGTGCTCGAGGCGTGCGAGGAGTGCGCTCGCTCGTGTGCGGATGCGCTGGCCAAGAGCCTGAAGCCCGCGTGACCGAAAGTCGACTTTCGGTTAGAGTCCCTTCCCGTGATGAAGCTCTGTCTCGCCACCACCCTTGTGCTCGCAGGATGCGGCGCGTCCTACTCTGCGGACGACAACACGGCGAACACGATCGCCGATCGCGAAGAGAGTCGCGTGCTCGCTCTCTGCGCGACTGATGACGCAGGCAGCTGCACACCTTCCCGCGTCCGTGCGTTTCTCACGATCGCCTACTGCGCCAATGCACGTGAGCTGTCTGCGCACGGTGCTCCAGTCCCCGAAGCGGGTGTGTCGTGCCTATCCAAGTGAGCCCGAGGATCGAGTGCATCCTCTGTCGCTACTTCACGTGGATGCCGGGCATGAAACAGGCGCTCGACTCCAAGGGCCGAGCGCACCATCCATCGTGCGAAGAGGTCAACCCGACCAAGCCCGAGCTTCCCGAACTCAAGGAGCCTGACGATGAGTAAGCTGACCTACCTAGAGGCGTGCGCTGCGATGCAGGCAGCGGTGGGAGTCGTGCAGAACCTCAACATCAATAACGAGTGGACTCCGAAGCATCTGCGCGTGGGCGTGAACTCAGCGATGTCTGATCAGGGCGCGATCGCACAACTCCTCATCGCCAAGGGCGTCTTCACGGAAGACGAGTACGCGGAGGCCATTGCCGAGGGCATGCGCCGCGAGGTGGCGAGCTACGAGAAAGTGCTCTCCAAGCACTTCGGCAAGAAGGTCACGCTGGGATGTGATCAAACAACAGGGCGCGGCGTCGTGAGCATCGAAGGGGAGGGCGTGCGCAGTGAGTCCTGATGAAGCCTTCGCGGAGCTGGAGGAGACGAGCGGGATCACGGAGTCCGAGTGGCGCGACATCTTGTCCGAAGATCCCGATGACCAGCTGATGATCATCCAAGACTGGCAATCACTCGGGAAGCTCTCTTGGACCGCAGAGGTCTCCACCTTCGAGCGCGTCATGTCCCTTCTCGGGATCATCGGCACCATCGCGGGTGTAGTCGGTGGCGTAGCCGGGGCTACGACGGCCGTTGCAGCGTTCAGGGGTCTCTAGACCCGTCCCCAGGCAAAGACGCTCTATAAGTCAACGTCGGCGGACGGTGACGGCATTACGGGGGCATGACCATTGGACGGAAACCGACTCACTGGGTAACGGTCAAGGACAAGCCTCCTGGCAAGGGTGTCACCCGGATCGGCTCTGCGTGGGCAGAAGAGGACGGATCGATCGGGATCACGCTCGGTCCGTGTGTCGTGCTCACGAGTGAGAGCAACGTCACGATCAAGCTTTGGCCGGCGAATTCCACGCCGAAGAACAAGGATGCACCGAAAGAAGACGATCCGCCTTTCAGATGACGGCATTACGGGGGCATGGTCGGATCTAGGAAGAACCCCCTTCGCGCGACATTGCTCACAGTGCGCTACCACGTCGAGCATGCCGTGGACGAGATCTCGAAGGCCATCCGTCAGGATGTCGATGGCGAAGAGTTGGCCATCGCGGTGAAGGCGCTCCGCACCATCGCG